CATCATCAGAGAAGTCTGTCAAGATCTGTTTCTTACTAGAGTTCTTACGTGTGATATCTATGCCAGTATCGCCTGCAATCGCTATATCATACTCGTCGCCGTATGCGGTGGCCAACACATGAACCATATATGCCCTTTCCATGATTGCATTGTCCCATCGATAATAGTCGGCTCTCTGCTGAGTGGTAGCTCCTTTACCTAAAACAGAGAAGTTTATCAGACCAGGACGGCGATCCATATGATCTCCGGTACGGTGCTCAAATGCACTGTTCCGCTCAATATCTTCTAATGTACTAAGCATGTCTGCTGGGATATCCATAGAAGATGTGCGAATATTAACATCTTTCTCCCAAACATCATTACCAGCACACTGATAGACTCTAGTACACTTATTATACAGCTCCTCACCAAGCTGATCTATCGTGCGTTTTCTATCACTACCGGTCACTAGATATACGTCATGGCTATCACAAAACTTCGAGAACCACAAAGCAAACTCTGTGTTCATTCTACTGCGACTAGGAGTTAGTGTTCCATCAACATCGAATATATAGCGCTTGGTATTCATTTCAGTCATCCTCTGATAATAAAGCAATGCAATCTCTACCATAGACATCACGCTATGGTAAAGACATGTTTGATATTTATGACGCAATTCTACTAAAGTTCTTAACCTTCTCGAACCTGATTACGCTATGGAACTTGTCAAACAACTGATCACCCTTGTGGCTGATGATAAAGATATTGGAGTCCGTTGCCAGCTCTTCAATGATCTTGAGAAACTCTTCGGTGCCAGTGGAGTCCAGCGACGAGTCCATGATCTCATCCATAATCAACAGGTTAGTCGCCACAGAGTTACGCAATTTAGAGACAGCTCTCCATGTGAACAACAGAGCTAGATCTATACGCAACTTCTCACCTTCGGAGAATGATGCATACGAGAAATCGTCACGAAAGCGAGACTTGATGGTCTCATTGAAGTTCTCATCTAGCTCAAACTGTACAAAGAAGTCCATAGCAGACAGGTACTTACCAATCAACTTGTTCATCACGGGCACGTACTGCTTAATGATACGTGTCTTGATACCGCCATCCTTCAGCATAGCCGATACGATAGATAGAGTCTCTTTGTCATCAAACAGTTTAGTCTGACTATCATGATGAGCATTCAACTCACGTTCAAGCGCTATGATATCGTTATTGTCGATAGCAACCACTTCCTTTTCAGCGCCAGTCAGTTCGTTCTTGATAGACTTGCATGAGGTCATAGACATCTTATGGTTACCCCTGTGCTCACTCACGTCTAGGTGCTTGGATGTGATAACAGACTCGATATCATCAATCTCAGCCAATCTAGTGTCGAGCTTTACACCTTTATGTCTAAGCTGCCCTCTTGCGGTGGTAATTTCTTCAGCTTTGGCGGAATGGGCGGTGATTGTTTCTTCTTTGAACTCGTGTTTGATGCCTTGTTTACAGGTTGGACAATTGTCGTTATCTTCATAGAATGATACTTCCGTAGTCAATAGTCGATGTTTAGCCACCAAGTCTCGGTCAATATCATTCAGTTCAGATATTCCCTTCTTGACGCCTGCTTTATCGAGTATACTTTCAGCCAACCCACCGATCTCGTCTAGCAATGCGTCTATAGCGACTTGCTCAGATTCAACGAATGCGATTTGCTCACGCAGTTTGTCTTTAAGACGACCTACCTCGACCTCTTTCATCTTACGAATAGACTCGTTGTGTGTCTTAGAGGACTCGATCCTGTTCTTAAGAAGGTCTATCTGGTATTTGATATCAAGTATCTCAGACTTATTAATACTTAGCTTATCCTTAAGCAGGGTATTCATCACAGTGAAGATCTGGATATCAAGTAGATCTTCGATGACCTCACGGCGTTCACCGGCTTTCAACTGCATGAACGGTACGAACGTGCTCGAGCCTAGAACAACCACTTGACCAAACGACTTGTAGTTCAGTTTAAGGATGGTCTCTTCTAAGTATGTCTGGTAGTCTCGTGCGGCTGCATCTTGGTTAAGCAGAACGTCATTCTTCCAGATCTCAAAGATATTTGGCTTGATACCACGCTTGATCACATACCGCACTGTACTAATACTAAAGTATGCCTCAACCTCTAAACCCTTGGTATTGATAGAGTTTAGTAGCTGATTCTTATTGATCTTACGAAAGGGTTTGCCATACAAAGCAAACGTCAACGCATCCAGCATAGTCGACTTACCTGCGCCGTTCTCACCGACGATCAAGGTAGACTTACTTCGGTTTAGTTGTATCTCAGTCCAAGCATTTCCGGTTGACAGAATGTTCTTGTACTTAAGCTTTTCAAAAATTATCACAGATCAATCGCCTCTTGGTATAGATCATCAAGGATCTTCTCAACTCTGACCTTATCTCCAGTAAACTCCAGGTTCTGGACATACTGCTTTAAGATCGTTAGAGTGTCTTGTGCCTCGTCGACTAACTCGCTCTCATCAATCACATCTAGATTGGTGTGGTCTTCTACGACCCTGATATCAGATGGCGATGCAGCCTGTAATCGGTCTAAGAACAGGTCAAATAGGTATGGGTTACTCTTATTAGTAACTATAACTTTTATGAAGGTGTTTGTCAAGTCTTTTGTTTCATAGTTCGCAATATCTTCAATAGTCATGTCAGTATCATCATACATGATCTTATGGAACATCCTGAACGGGTTAACAACGTGAGTCACTTCACGAGTCTCAGTGTCAAAGATATTGAAACCTCGACGTTGGTTATAATCTGACCAGTTCATCTCGTATGGTGCGCCGAGATATGTGATGTTGTCGATAGTGGAAGGATGGTGAAAGTGTCCAGAATACACAGCATCAAACTTGTTAAATACCTTCTTATCTAGACCATGATCGCATAGCTGACCTTTCATCATCTCAAAGCCTTGGAACTCAAAGTGACCGAACAGCACTTGAGCGTCAGTCTCCTTGTACATCTCGAATGACTTCTCCCAGTTGTCAGCACATAGCCAAGGAGATAGCATGACCTTAAAGCCATCCATATCCAACTCAACAGGCTTCTCCCAGTAGATGTGTAGATTGCTATAAGCAGATGTGCCATACAGCTGCCGAAGGCTATTGACTTCATTAGTATTTTTAAAGAAAGTGTCATGATTGCCTGCGATGATGTGTAGGTCTATACCTTCATCAGCACACACTTTCATGAAGTTCTCTTCGAGATTCTTGGCAGTAAGGAAGTTGATATACTTACGCCGATCAGTCACATCACCGAGGTGAAAGACTGTCTTGATACCTTGCTCTCGTAATGTCGGGAAGAACACTTCCTTATAGAACTTAATGAAGTAGTCAGCGAATGCAACGTTATCGCTTCTAGCTCCCCAGTGTGTGTCATTTATCACAGCAATCTTCATACTCTACTCCTCAATCTTGACTTCTGGGTCTAAGACAGCTTCGACCAGTGGCTCATCTTCAATGAACTTCTCTAATCCCTTCTTAGCTTTGACTTGCTGCTTCTTCTTATCATCCATACGCTTCTCATATGCCGTAACAAAGTCTGCCATATAGTCATTGTTTAGATCAATGAATCCACTGGTATCCGAAGATTCTTGTGTACTGTTATCATCATGCTCGACTGCATTACCAGATACGACTGAGTATTCGGTGACCTTGTGCTTGATGTACAACTGCTTCTTCTCTTTGTCGATACGGCGTAAGAACGCATACCAGATGATCTGGGTGAAGTATGCAAAGGGGTTACTAGACTTCTCTGGGTCAAAGTTACCTAGTGCTTGGATTGCGTTTTCTAGACCATCGCTGATCATCTCATCTTTATATGAGTAACCCGAGAAGTTGGGCTTTGATGCTAGACGGGTTGATATCTGAAAGATGCATTGACCGATGTAATTGGTGATCTGTGGTTTAGAATCACCTGAGTCCTCTGCCTCAACGCATAGCTTCTTGTATGCTACGATAGCTTCCAGGAACTCGGGGTTGTTTACGTAATTGCGCTTTGCTTTAGCCATGATGTACTGCCTCACTTGATTTATGATCCATTATACAACAGTTATGGGGCTGTGTCAATGCTTTTTTGTGATATTAATGTGATTATTTCGTAGAAAGTGCTTGACAGGTTTAGAGGGGTATGGTATAATGGTTCTATAGCATCACTAGTAATAGCTGTTGTTTAGTTAGAATCAATCTGGTTATTTCTTCGAAAGTGCTTGACAGCACAATCATTCTTCTGTATAATGTGCTTATCGCTTCTAATAATAATATCAATGTTTGATTGCATCACGAGACGCTATGATAGAAGCTAACATCTCTGACACTGCATCATCATCTTCGTACTCATCTCTAGACTTCTTAGTAGTAACTCCAGCCAATCTCTCCATAAACGACTCGTAGTACTCAATCGCTTTATCATTTGCTTCAGAGGTGTACAGTACGTCTTGCAGTAGTAATACAACATCAGTCTCAGCAGATAACAGCATCCAGCTCTTAGCAAAGAGACCATGCACTGGATGAATACGAATCTGGATTGGATTGTCGATATGAAGCATGTCAGTGTCTCTATCTAGCACACTGGCTACTAAGTCTTCCCCACTCTTCATCTTAATGTGAATCAACATAATCTACTCTATCCTTTGATGTTAACATTATATATACGATACTCAAACCCCTCATCATCGTATATGCTGACTCTTTCCATAAAGTGCTTAACTGCAAAGTTCTTCGTATTCTTCCATTGTAGATCATCAACTATGTCGTAAAGCGTAGCTTTACTGTTTCCTGTACTCTTACGCAGTACTCGTCCTATGGATTGTAAGTTCCGAATCTTCGACTTAGAAGGACTAGCAAAGATAATATTATCCAAGCGCTTAATGTTAACGCCAGTACTAAAGGTGCCATAACTAGCGAGAATGATATTATTATCACTAGACTCAGCCAGGTGACGCACCGATTCACGATCTTCAGCACTGATTGCACCGTGGATGAAATGAACGTTCTTACCCTCTTTCTGAAGCATAGGATGTAATACCTTGCCATGCTTCTCAACGAACTGAAACAGAATGAGCGTATTGCCTTTGAGTGAATGAGCAAGATTCCTAATATACTTGTTTCTAGAATCATTCGTAACAATCCAATCAATCTCTTCTTGATAACTCTTACCCTTATTCAGCTTCCGTATTGCGTCTGGATACTGTAGCACAAGTGCTTTGATTCCAAACTCCGCTAAGGTGTTGTCCTCAATCAACTTCTTGGTCTTCGTAACCTCGAATACAGATCCAAACAACCCTTCTAGTACTAGCTTATTGGTTAATGATCCATCAAGTGTACCTGTAAAACCATACCGATATTTACAGTCATTCATCTTCTCTAACACTGACACCAGAGACTTCGACTTAAAGAGGTGAGCTTCATCACCAATAACGACATCGAACTTATCAAACCAATCTCTGCCTAACTTATATACTGACTGCCATGTAGTTACGGTGATAGCAGCATCTATGTTCTTATCTATTCCGCCTCTTATCTTATGTATATCAAGTGGATTCCCGTTATTGTACTCAATGAAGTCCGATGACATCTGCTCGACGAGTGACGTGGTTGGCACTACGATAAGCACTCTACGTTGGGCTGAATCTACGTGAAAACGTGTTAATAGGTAGATTATGAACGATTTACCTGATGCTGTAGGCGATAGTAGCAGAGATCTCTCGGTCTTTAAAGCGTGTACAACTGCGTTATTCTGGTAATCTCTTGGTACGAATGGCGACTTAAACTCTTTAGCCAGATCATATCCAGCCGTTTCTGGGATGTCGTTGTTCGGCATTACGCCAGAATCTATGGTTATTTCGTAGTCTCGTGTGTTGCAGAAGTTGACGATATGTGGCACCAGTCCAGCATATATCATACCTGTCATTGTATTGAACAGACGAATCTTGCCATCCCACACCTTATTTCGAACTGAAGGCATAAACTTAGCACCAGGTACTTCGAACTCGAAGTGGCCAGACATCTCCATCTTTATGCCGGGATCAGCTTGAACCCTAACATGAACATCGTCTATTCGCTCTACTAATACACTATCCATTATGCTCCCGTCCTAAACCTTTCCCAATCCACTATAGTTTTAAGCTGAAAGCCTCTGTTGCCAATCATTTTGATGATAGCTTCTAGGTACTCAACCTTCTGTTCTTGTGCGCCAACCTTTAGAGACTGTTCGATTAGATCATCATCAGCATCCATGTATGATGGGATATCTTGGCGCAAAATCTTTAGTGGCTGTGGTGCCCACCCGAACTGCTTAAGCTCAGACACATCTAGCTCGCCTCGATAGTACTCTGTCTTGAGTTTGAAGAATTTCTTGTACTCGGTCTTCATCTTACGCAGGAGATAACCTTCTCCCATGTAGATCTTGAAATACTTGTTGTGTAGTTTTGGGATGTTGGCGGACTCGTTAGATACGTTGATCTGATCAACTGTACCGTCTTTGTCCCATTCTGCGATGATATCTTCTAGTTTCATTCATAATCTCCATAATTTAGGTACGTTCTATCAATTCAATTTGGTCGTTTACACTACAATGTCATACGAAGTATACTTGAAGACTATCTCGAAAGTTGGAGGAGTGACATCTGTACCAGTTGTATTGAGCTGCATGGAGCCAACCGATACTGGAAACAGGTCTTTGAACTTTATCTTGACGTTACCATTCTTATTACTATTTAGTATGATCAAAGTACCATCTGTTTTGAGTCCGGTCTTAGTACTTGCCGCCGCTTTATACTGATCATAACTCTCTGGCTTAGTGATCGATACTAACCAATCAGATATCTCACGATATGATACCATATCCTCATCACATACAATGCTTACGTTAAAGTCGTCGTATGATAGCTTGTCGCCTGGCTCAAATAGAGCTTTGAAAGGAGTTGCTCTTTCGGTGACACCAGAGGCTATACCTGGGATATTGGCAGACTGGATAAAAAATTCTACATTAGGTAATCGATCAAGTATCAACTTGAACTCGATTGGAGATAGAAAATTTACATTAGTAGGCATTGTACTTCCTCGAACAAAGTGGTATTCTACTATTTATACAGACAAAAAAAAGAGGCTCCTTTCGGAACCTCAATAGTCTATAACAGTGTTGGGGTTTTACCCCCAATCTTATTATTTACAGCAGGTTGGTTACTGCGGTACGACGGTAGTAAACGTTGCTGTTAGCTGTAACTGCGCCGTTACCGACAGCAGAGCCTTGAGCGAACGGGTTAGCAACCATACCATAGCGAGTCTTAAAGCCAAGCTTAGATTGGAAGCTGTTCTCGCCAACTGCACGAACCATTTGCAATGGAACGTAAGGGCAATAGAACAAACCAGCGTCAAAAGTGCTAGAACCTTTGTAGCCGACTACCATGTAGTTAGCGCCTGCATAGGGATCGATATACACTTTGAAACGACCGTTCAGAACACCAGCAAATGTATTGCCTGTGTCATCTGGGTTCAAGTTGTTGCTGTTCAAAGCAGGAGTATAATCGAGAACGCCAGCCATCTGAAGTGCAGAAGCAACGTCAGAAGAACATACGATCAAGTTGCCTTTGCCACGACGAGTGTCTTTAGCAATTTGGTTGGCTTCTTTTTCGATTTGGAACATCAAGCCTTTGAACTTCTCTACAGACCAGCGACCATTGGCATCAACGTCTAAGTTGAAAGTACCGTTGGAGGCAACGCCACCTTGTGAACCAGCGACAGCAGTAGCGTACACAGTACGAATCACTTCACGGTTGATTTCAGCAAGCAGCTCAGCAGACAACATGTTAGCCAATTCAGTTTCAGCATCCAGACCGTGGATAGCTTTAAGATCTTGGGCAAGTTCAGTTGTGTATTCAGCTTTCAGAGCACGAGACTTAGCAGTAACTGCTACTTTCTCGATAGAGAAAGACATCTGAGCGAACTCAGCACCAGTGCCATCGCCAAGAGCTTCAGCAGTTGCTGTTGCCATGCCAGTACCAGTAGTCTCGCCACCAGTGCCTAAAGCACCAGCATGAGCACCAGTGCCAGAAACGTCGGTCAATGCTTCGCCGTAGAATGCTTCTGGCTTACCAGCTTCATCTTCGTACTTAGAACGCATTGCAAAGATCAAGCCTGTAGGGCCAGTCATTGGTTGAACACCAGCGATATCATATGCAACCAAGTTAGGCATTGCACGGCGTACCAAAGAAATCAGTACGGGATCGTAGTTAGCTACATCAGCTGAAGAGTTGGCAGGAGCCGCTTCTAGCAAAGACTGAGGAGTATAAGTTTCGCCATTACGCATAGCGGTTTCGGTGTTCTCTAGCAGAGTTGCAGTAACAGCAGCTCGGTGAGAGTTTTGGATGCCAGGAAGAGCGGTATGCTCTAAGATTGGCTTCCACTTGTTCATCAGTTCTTCATTTCTCATTTGTGGTTCTCCTTTTTTGAGATTTTACTAGTATTATTTATACAAAAACTATTTTGCTGCATGACGACCAAGGGTTTCGGCGTAACGAGCAATCATCGGGTTTTCAATCGATGCTGCTGGCTTCACGTCTTCCGCAATTTCTTCTTGTAGAAGATCAGTCTCGTCTTCCACTACAGGAGCTGATTCAGCGAAGTAGTTGTTACGAATAGCAACCAACTTTCGGCTATAATCTTCTACTGTGTCGAAAGAGACACCTTCTGAGAGAACCCGCAATTTATCTGATTGTGTATCAGTTAAAGCCTCAGAAATTCCTTTGAATGCAATTTCAAGATCAGATGCTGTCTTAGCTTCACGAACTTCGATTAATTGCTCAACGATCTCATTGTATTTAGTAGAAGACTCTTCGAGTTTAGCTTCTAAATTTGCAACGTGATCGACTTGCTCTTCATCGATTTCCATGTTATGCTCAGTAACAAGACCTTTAATTCCAGCTAACAGTGATTCAGCGACTTCGACTTTCATGGTGCTTTCGACCTGAACCTTGTTGTCATCCATCCAACTCTCTACTATATAGTCAAGATAGGAATCAACTTTTTCTACTAACTCTTCCACAGCAACATCGACTTGCTCCTGTAGATCACGCTCAAACTTCTCTTCAAGTTCAACTTTTTCAGCAAGAACTTTTTCGTGTACTGCGGCCTCGAAGATTGCGACTGTCTGCTCTTTAAAGTCTTCAGATAATTCTGAACCTTCAAACATACGGTCAACAGCTTCTTTCAAGCCTGTGTTGTTTTTACCTTGAGGCGTCTTAACATCATCTTCGATGTCATCGGCTGTAGCGTCAGCGGCTTTTTTTACATCGCCCTTTCGCTTCTTAACAGCACCGCCAGTTGGAATCACAGCATCAGCTGCGACCGAATCTTCACCAGTGGCTTGCGCCTCTTCCAGGTCTAGACTCGTTTCTAGTTTATCACTCATCGACTTCTCCTTTTTAATGTAAGTGTATTCATTCAGTATTATTTATAAAAATCATGTCTTTGACAAAGATCTTACAAACTTTTCAAAAAGAGCGGCTGCTTTGAACTCTAGCTCTTTCGTAGAGACTTTTGCTGACTTTTTGATCTCTTCTTCAATCTGGTCAAAAGCTTGCGCTGCTGCCCAAGAGGATGAAGCTACATCGTATACCCATTCAACGCCTTCCATAACACCTTTAACGAATGCGTCTGGAGCAGAAGGATCGGCAACAATATCTCCGGCAGTTGCAAGCATAAAGTCGCTCTGCACTTCCATGATACCATCTTTGTTCTGTTTAATTGAACCCATTCCTCGTGAAGATATACCAACTAGGCAGCCTTCATCGATAAGATTTTTAACGATCTTACCCATGGGAGTTTCCATGATCTTAGCACGACCAACGATATTTGACCCTTCTTGTCTCAACTCTGTGAACATGTGCGAAACACGATCTAAGTTGATAGTTGGACCCGCTGGATGTCCTAATTCGCCATACGCACGATTCTTCATTACGTATGTCTCATTGTAACGCTTCATCTCTTTAGCAAGAACACTTGATGGATATACTCGTCCATTACGGTTCTTGATATCACCTTGCATGATGATACCTTCGATGAAATAATTCTTTCCTTTGCCGTCTTCGGCAGCTTCAGTGATGTACTGAACCTCTTCG